TAATTTTTTACATTCGATTAGAGTAACACCGATATCTTTTTTGAAGAGTTCATCTACTCGTTCTTCGGTTATCTCTGTTCCAATTGGTAAATTAAATTCAGCGTCTTCCCTAAGAATTAAATGTCCAATACCAACTGTCTTGTATCCCAAGTGGTCATGATATATATTCAGTTTCTTCCCCTCATCGCGAATTAAGTCTTCTTTTAGTTTTGCTATAAAATTCATTTGTATATAATACACTAAAAGATATATTTTGTCAAGTAATTTATAGGCCTAATTTTATTTTGTTGATTAAGTATTCACGAACAAATCCACTTCTAACAATATCACCAATGTTGTACTCAATCAGTTCAAACGATTCCATCTTTTGTAAAATTTTTGTGAACTCTAAAATACCATTTTTCTCAGATGTCTTGATTAAATCAGTCTGGTCAATATCCCCGCAGAATATGATTTTAGAATCTTGTCCTACTCTGGTAATGATTGTATCTAACTCGTGGAAATTGAGATTTTGTGCCTCATCTACAATGATGATTGAGTTATCGAAAGTGATTCCTCGTAAAAAAGAAGTCGATAGAAAATGTAAAGTTTCTTGTTGTTGTAAATTTTGATACAGCATACTAAACGCCAATTCGTTTGGCATTTTAAACATAAACTGAACCATGTTCTGGTATATGACTTGATACAACGCAGATTTATCATCATGGTCTCCAGGTAAGAATCCTATATCACGAGTTGGTATTAACGAACGAACAATACAAACTCTATGGTATGGTGTTTTCAAATCTAACACATCTTGTAATGCGAGATATAATGATAAGAAAGTTTTACCAGTTCCAGCCGCACCATATTGAAAAAGATTTTTACCATCTTTATACGCCTTCACAGCAATCTTTTGATTATCTGTAATTGGTTTGATTTTGATTAGATGTTCTTCAGTTATTTCTTTGTTCTTTTTAGTTGCCATAATCTATCCCATAGTGAAAAGGGTTCTCGAAAGAACCCCTTTTGATACATTAGTTGATTGACTTCATCAGCTTGCACATCTTTTTATATGGTATATTTCCAGATGGTGCTGAAGTATCTAACTAGTATCATTATTATTTATATTTTGTTTTTCCTATGTTTATTAACTATTTCTCTTGATTTCTTTCTTGAAACTTTTTCATTATTACCATATCTGTCAGCAAGTGGTGAGGTTGGATGTTTCTCTGCAATCTTTTGAAAAACTTCTTTCATACCAGTATCAATTTTACTATCGGTCTCTCCAACTCCACCAACAATCGCTGGCGCCGCTGGCATTAAACTGATGTGTTTATTATCCTTCAAGTATTTTTCCATTTCTGAAATCATCATGAACTCTTCGGTTACTTCACCTGTGTTATCATCTAAAAATAAATATGTTGGCATTACATCGCTTCCTTATACCATTGTGGTATTTGAGTTTTGTTCCATGTCGCAAAACCTCTTTTGTAATATATATAATAATTTCTATACGCCTGAATACTATTACCATTTACCTTTACATCTTCTGGCATCGCTTGTGGTGGTTCAGTAAATATACCATCTGACATATTCTTGGGTGTAAATCTTAGAAAAGATTTTAATTGTGTTAGACTTGAATGTTCTTTACCACTATATCTTTTTTTAAACTCATCACCTAAATGAATCCAAAGTTGATATAACCAATTATAGTTTCTTTTAGATTCTCTTACCCATTGACCACAAGGATGATTGATATGACTTGCGAGATATAAAGTATCATCAAAAATTTTATTAGATAGTTTGTATCTTTTCGCCTTTCTACCAGTTTTAGTTTTACCATAATATTCAGTACCATCAAGTACTCTATGTGCGGTACTTAACAACTGAGCATACTCAATACACATCTTCGAAGCGTGTTTATCTAAATGCATCTCAGCACAAATCTTTGGGTTTTCATGTAAATAAAATATATTCATAATTCTTAAATAGTATAACTCATTGTATACTATTTGTCAAGGGGTCTTTGAATGATATTACCATTCTCATCAAACTTTTTCTCATATTTTTTGAATACTTTGATAAGACTGTTAATATCCTTCTCTTGAGTCCATTCCTCTTTTCCCCACTTATAGTGTTCGCACATTCTTATGAACATTCCTAATTCTCTACCATGTGATTCAACTTCCCAAGGCAGTTCATAATAATGTTTCTTTCTTGTATCTATCGTATTACCTCTCCATCTGTATAAATGAGGTTTTCTGACATACTCGTACATTTCACCAGTCGCCCATTGTTTTAAGTGTACCATCTCGTGTGCGAGCGCCAGTAGTTTTTGTCTAAGTGTAAGTTTATCATCAATGTGAATTATAAAGTTTTTAGGTCGTGGAGTTTCTATATCTTCATTCCAAATACATTCTGCGTCTACCTTTTCTGTTGTCGCAAGTCCTCTTTTAATGTGAATGTAGATTTTTAATTTTTCTCTGGTTCTTTTTTGAAGTAAATGTTTTAGATACCATTCACTGGCAAGTCTAATTTTTTCTCTGATATGATTATCGCAACCAGTTATTCTAATCATGTGATTATTTATTAGGAGTTTGGTTGTAGGTGAACCATGTTTTCATAAACAAGTTCAGTAAGTTGTTGTAAGTAAGTTTCATCTTTTAGTTCAACATTTCTGTTTGCAGTAAAATGTGCATGATGATACATTGATAGAGCAGTTTCCCATTTGTTCATATTTCTATTTTCTCTTAGGACTTGAAATGAATTTACAAAATCCCAGATTTGTTGAAACGATAAATGTTCTAATGTTTTCATGTTGACATCACCATCATTGTTAATAAAATTAGTCCTATTAACATATAATAAAACATTCCTGTTTTAAGTGCTGGTATTCCACTTTTCATATTCTGGTCGTATTTTTTTAAGTATTCTTCTTTTGAACTTTGTTTTTGTCTTTTCATAATATAACCTCTCAAATATAAAAGTTTAGGGGGGGTACTGTAGACCCCCACTATCGATAGTGTCAGTTTACAATGCGTAAACTGAAGCGAGTCCTGCTTTTACAATGTCAGCACTTGGAGTACCTATTCTATAATAAGTTCCATCTGCTTTTTTGTTTGCGTAAACACAAAACCCTCTTTTTCTAAAACCATCTACGACAGTTCTAGGTGATTTGAATCCATAAGTTTTTTGAACGGCTGTCCAAGAAACAGATTCTCCTCTTAGAAGTGCATTCAAGAATTTTTGTGTTCTTGTAATAGCTTTTCTTCCCATAATGTAATCTCCTGCGACTTCAATATATTTTGTTTTATACTAAACTAATGTTTTGTCGCTTAAACATTCAGCCTAGTTTAATTATTTTATTAACATAAAGTTGTCATCCCATCTGAACGCCTCTTTGGCGACATTGACTGACATACCTTTATAAATCTTCGCAAGATTTCTATCCTTACAAGCAATTATGAGTTCTGCTTCTCCAATACTTAATCCTTCAAGTAATTGAATGAATAATGTTTCCCTACGATTCTGATTTAAATCTGGTTTCGCAGGTACACCATTAACTGAAATATAATTGTCAAGAGTTCTATATTCTCTCGATAATCTTGTGTGTTCTGTTCCATCTGGAGCGTCATTTGGAATAAATGGTGGTTTACCTTCTGGTAATAACCATTTAACCGCTGGGTCAAGTCCAGAACGAAGTACCCATCTTAATCCATCACTATTGTATTGTGATAGTACACGAACCTTATCTGATTTTGTTTTTACCTTATGTACCATGTCTAATATTTCATGAAACATTGGGGTATATGTATTTTCCATTTTTAAAAATCTCCTAAATTATCAACAAGTTCCTTTAATTTATTATTTATAAAATAATTTATAAGGTTTGTTCTATCACCTTTTGGTGTAGTATTATTCCATTTGTTCATAATATCTTCTTTAATTATAACAGGTATTTTAGAAAAGTCAACTAAAGTTTGATTTCTCTGATAATTTCTTTTTACTTCTTCATTAGGCGCCACATCTAAAAAGTCATGTTCTAACCATGTTTGAAGTTTTTTCTTAGTCAATGGTTTTTGTCTAAATCCATTCTCAAAGGTATCATCTTTAGATAATACATTTGGAATACCATCTCCCCTATCACCCTTTAATATATGTTCTTTTAGATAAAGAGCGGGGTCAATACCATTTAAAAGCTTCTTTGTAGATGGGCTCCATTGTTTTACTTTTTCATATTTTTGTAATTGAATGAAGTCTTTATCTCCCGATACAATCATAATATTTTCTGAATCATTAAACTTTTCACAAAGTGTTGCGATAATATCATCTGCCTCTGCGCCAGTTACTTCTAACACTTTATAAGGAAAATTCTCTATCAATTCTTCTTTGATTTGATTCAATGCGTTGAAAATACTGTTCCAATCGAAACCACTTGATTCTCTACTCTTTTTCCTATGTTGTTTGTATTGAGGAAAAAACTTTTTTCTCCAGTAGTTTCTACTATCATAACAAAGTACAAGTTCTCCATTTTCTTCAGAAAACTTTGAACGATATGAACGAAGTGAATTAAGTATAATATGTCTTACCAAATCTATACTTACTTCTTTATCTTTACTATTTCCAATTTGTATCATTAGTGAAGATAAACTCACTTGATTCATATCAACTAAAATCATATCTAAAATATAACATAAAACTTAACTATTGTCAAGTTTTACTTTTTCGCACCTTTTGAAATAACTCTTTTGTTTTGTTTCTTACTATTTCTTGCGATGGCAGCGGCTTTCTTTTGTCTACGCTGTTCACTTGGTTTGGTATAGAATTCTTTCTTTCTTAGTTCAAAAAGAATCCCATCCTTTTGTATTTTCTTCTTTAGTATTCTTAGAGCACCATCTACATTTCCGTTTCTCACGAAGATTGTAAATGCGTCATTATCTATTTTATTATTTTTCATATATAATATATTACACTATTTGAGAAGAATGTCAATAGCCTATTTTGCTTAATGTTTATAGGGCTTTTAATGCTTCTCTAAATCTTTCTCTTGTCTTTCTTTTATTCTTACCCAATAATAGTGTTCACATAAATCTTCTATACGCATTAATATGTTTGTTAATACTGCCCTCATTTCACCATCTTGTTTATACTTGTTGTAAATATACATATTTAATTTTTGAAAGTTATCTAGTATAGTGTGAAAAGTGCGTTCAATATATCTTTCTTCTTGTGTGGTATCTATCTCTAATTTTTTTAAATTTATTAATTTCTTAATATCAGATAATAAACCATCTTCGAAAGGTCTTTTGTAATCAATTAGTATTCCAATAATGTGTTTGTCTTTCTCAAAATTAGTTCTCATATAATTTTCCAGTTCTTTAGACTGGTCAAATAAATCTGTGAAACAGGCCAGCAAGTTTTTATCATCCATTGCTGACTTTTCTCCTTTTTGATATTTTCTAGCGGAAATATTATCTAAAACTTCAAGGAGTATTTTTTCCAGAGCAGTTACATCCATTTTCTTGATGTCCTCTCTTTCCATTTGTTTTCTCCTTCATTTGCACCCATATATTGTCGCTGGGAGTTTTGTGTAAGTATGGGTTATCCCATGGTAAAGGTATCCTTATCTTTGATGGTAAACCACCTAACATAAAAATTATCAACATTAATGTAAAATATTTCATTAAGAATCGAGCCTGAACATACCTATTTTATAAACAGGTTGTTTCTCAGAATCAGTTCCTTCATGATAATAAGATTTACCGCCCGGCACAAGTTCAGACTTCTCTAACATATCTGCAATTGTTTGTGCGTGTTTCTCGGTATTATCAGTATCATCTGGGATAATTAGTTCTTGTTCCTCATAGTCCCATTCTGCGTCAATCTCGTGTGTATGTAAATAACCTTCAATCAACTCTTCTACTTCTAAGTGAATGCTCATAGTCTTCTCCTTTTAACCTTACTATAATATGATAACACATTGTAAGGCCTTTGTCAAGGTTTTTGCTATCTTAGTAGTATTTAGGTAGACAAGCTGTTTAAAAGCACAGAAAATGACCTATTTATTGGAAAATTAGTAGTGTTTTAGCCACCTAAAGGATTGTTTACAACAAGTTTAAGTTCGTTCATCTGTGCATTGAGAACCTCAATGGTTTTATTCAACACTTTGTTCTGTCCTTCTAATTCAACTACTCTGGCATCAAGTTTTTCAACTGCATCACTGCCTGAACTTTTTTCTAGTTGTGCAATTCTGTTTTCAAATACACCATATGCATAAAAACCACCACCAAGTGTAGTTACTAGTCCTATTACCATAGCGTATTTTTTTAACATTTCTATAATGTTATCCATTATTATCTCCTACTCTGTGAATTTTGTAAAATCCACAATTCTCTTTCGAGTTTCTTTCTTGTATTTATAGCGTTGTTTAAGTCAGTCTGAAATTTCAATACTGGGTCATTACCATTAATTTGTATAATTTTTTGTTGTTGATTTTCATATATACCAAACGCATATTGAGTTAACATTTCGTTATCTTCTTTATAAAACTCTTGTTGGTTTTTGTAAATCTCTCTCGTATCAAACATTTGTTTATTTACATTTCCATATTGTTTTGATATATCAACTTGGGATTGAACCATAATTTGTGAAAGAATAATATTTGTCGCTTGTAATTGTTTTCCCACATCTTTTGTAACTTCTTTAATTTTCTCTTCAATTTTAGAGGCGTCTACTTTTATAGTTTTTGTTCCACTATCCTCATCTTCGACTGTGGTATCTGAATCTTCAGTTTTAGCGGTTGTTTCTTCAGTTCCTTCTTCTTCAACTGTTTCTTCCTCTGTTTCCTCTGATGTAGATTCTTCTTCACTTGATTCTTCTTTCGCGACTACAGTACTTGATTCTTCTTCAGACACTTCTGATGTTTCCATAGTTTCTTCTGTTTCTGTAGGTGTTTCCTCTGGTTCTGGTTCTTCCTCTTTTGCGACTGTTGTAGACTCACCCTGTGGTTCTTCTTCCATAGTTGTAGTTTTATTTGAACTTGCGATTGGTGTAGGTTCTTCTTCTTCTTTCATTGTCATTGTTTCTTCAGTAGGTTCTTCTTCCATCGCTGTTGGTTCTTCTTCTTCCATTGCTGTTGTTTCAGTTTTTTGAGGTTCTGGTGCTAAAAATTCTTCAAATTCTTCTTCTAATTCTGTAACAACTGGTGTACTGTTAACTTCTTCTTTTGGTTCTTCGAGTGTCTCTAGTTTTGGTGCGGGCCCGAGTACCTGTAATATTTCCATTTCCTCAAATTCTTCTTCTAATTCTTGAGCGGTTTCCATCGCTTCAAGTTCAGGTTCTTCTTCAATTACTATCGTTTCAAATTCTTCAAATTGTACCTCTTTGAATTCTATTTGTTCAAACTCTGGTTCTTTATATTTTTCTTCCCACTCTTCAAACTCTTCTATTACTTCTTCTATTTCCTCTATAACTTCATCCTCTATTGGTGGTTGTACATAATTATCATAAGTCATAGATAGTTTCGCACCTAATAAGTTTGGGCCACCAAGACTTGTACCATATGAATCATAACCTTCATCTACACCTTCCCATTCCCAATAAAATTGATTACTACCTGTTCCAGAATATGTTACAGAATCTTCATACTTAAAAGCATTGTTATAATATCCAGCATCATTGTTTCTAGTTTGATTTACTGTGGCGAGAACATTACCATCCTCATCTAATATTTTTACAGTTGTTGTATATGTGTCTTGACCTTGTGTAGCCTGACCACACTGCCAAGTAGAGCCTACGAACTCACAGTTCTGTACTACAGTTGTAGAGTTTAAAGTTACACCATTGTCTAATTTTTCTTGTGTAGTAGTATCATCACCTGTTGTTATATCAATTAATGAACCAGTATAGTTTATACTTCCTGTACCTGTGGTTTCTAACTCTTGACCCCAATCTCTTATATTACCTTCTACATTAAAACCATTAGTTGTTACATTAGGTACTGTACTATCAACAGATTGATAATTACTGGCGTTGTTTGTACCATTTGGTAATAGGTTTCCTGTTGTAATCTCTTCTGCGGTACAGAACAGAACATTTAGACCAAAAAGTATTATGAGTACGAATAATATAAACTTACCAATAATTGTAAATAATTCACGCATTGACTACTACCAGTTCGCCAGTGACTATTGTTTTCCTTTGAGAACATCTGGATTTGATTCACTATGTTCTATTCCAAGAAACTTCATAAAGGCATTACCTTTCTTTGATTTACTTTTTTTCTTATCTTTATTTTGTAATTCTTCAAGTTCTTTCATTTTTCTTTTTGTTTCTTCAATCGCTTTTAATTGTTGTTCTTTCTTGAGTTTATTTACTCTTTTCTTTTCTTCTTCAGAAAGTTGTAAATCAATTTGCGCTCTCACTTTTAACTTAGATGTATACTGGTCATAATCTGGTCTTTCTTTGTCATATTTTTTCCATTGTTGTTTAGCATCCTTACCAATCTTGCCTTCAAAAGGACAAGGAGTTCCAGCATTTTCCATCGCACTAAAAACTCTGTCATCTTGACATAGTATCGCAACTGCCGCCACTCTCATTTGATAATCATACAGTAGTTTAGAAAGTTTCATTCTTTCACAATTCTGGTCAGTAAAGTATGAACCACCAGATACACCTACTCCTAATGTTTGAACACCAAAACCAACACCAACTGTACAAAGGTCTTGTGAGTAACTACTCATACTTGGTGCAGATGCAGTTCCCACTGGAATCTTTGATTGTTCAGTACTATTCGTGGTTGTATTAGTGGTTGAGTTTGTTTGGCCGCCACTATAGGTGTTGTTTGTTGTTGAAGTGTAGCCTCCACTAATGCTGGTATTACTACCAGAGGTATTCGTTTGGTTTGAGGTTGAATTATCAGTACCCCACACAACATAAGGTGAAAAGGTCAGTATAAAGGCAGTGAAATAAATGATGAAATGTCGCAAATCTTTTTCTCCTAAGAATATATAATAAATGTTTAATATATCATAGTAAAAGTAGATTCGGTCTCAGTTCAAGGTTACTTGCCAGTAACTACAACTATTTATAACATTCAAATAGTGAACTATTTATCATAACATTAAATTAATCAATATTATGTGTCCTATCAATGTCTCTTAATGTAAAATCTATAAGTTCCTGTTGTTGTCTACGACCTCTTTCTTCTAAAGCCTGTCCTTTCCACTCAAATATCACAGAACCTATATCATTATCAATAAGGTCTTGTAAATCTTCTTCAGATAGGTCGCTAAACACACTCTCTACCTCATTTTCAAGGGTGCTAACGAGTTTATTTAATTTAACCAGTATAAAGTTCTCATTGTCCATTTTTGATTAGTTTAACGAAAGATTCTGCGTCTATAAGTACTAAAGGTTTATGGTTATTTCTTTTCAATACAACCAAAGGTTCATAATCCCCAGAATTTTCACTCGCCTGTTTATAGGCCTCCCAAACATTTAATTTTTCTTGATTCTTCGCCTCAATTGAAAAGGGAAACTTTTCTCTTGCGGCTCTCGCCATGATTAAATCTTCCCCGCATGCGCCCATAGACCTTGATTCAACATCTTCTGGATGTATGTCTAACTTTTCTATAAGAAGGTCACGAAACCATTGTTGTAACCTTCTACCTTTTGCTTTCGCACTTTGTGTTTTCATATTTAATTACTTGCTGTCAAATCAACAACTTCACAACCACTCGCACTACATGCCAGAGTTTGTGTTCCTGCTGTCATATCCATGTCCTCATACTCCGATAGTTTAGACCAATCAACATTCTTTGGCATACTATTAAGTAAATCTTTGTATTCTTTTTCTGAACAATCTTGATATGGCGCCTGTTTGTAAACATGGTCTGTAAATGGTAAGAATGATACACCACTCATAAAATCAAAGTTTGAGTAAACCCATGCGCCTACTTCTAACCATTCATGTTCCTTAACTGAAACAGTAACACTTGGTTTATGTTCACACCAATGTTCTTGATATGTTTTCCATATTTCCAATTGTTCTATCGCAGTCATGTCTGTTCTGAAGACCGCCTTTTTACTACACGCCTGTGGAAATGAAAAAACAACATTATGTTGATTCATGTAATCTTCTTCATTTGGAAATCCAGCGTCTTTCATCATTTTAGAAAGTGGGTCTTTAATATCACCTCTTACAGTTCTAATATAATATGGATTATGTCTTGCGTGAATACCAGACGCAGAATCTACTAATTGTGAAACTGTTCCAGATGGTTTAACACAAGTAATCGCGGCAGATTGATTTATACCAATCTCTTTTGCGAGTTTCTTATTTGTATCAACTGCGATTTGTTTTAATTCTTCTAGTCTTTCTTTTAGTCCACTTTGTTTTCCATTTGTTAAAACAGAATCCATAATCCCTGTCATAGAAACACCAAGTAGTCTTTCCTCTGAACAATTCTTTTTCCAATCTTTTTGTACATACTTAAAGTTTGTAAGTGTTGATTGAAATGTTCCAAGTATTGTCGCAAGTCTAACTTTTGATTTAAGAGAATCCATAGTATCTTCTGGTCTAATAACTATTTCTGATAAATTACAAAACTCTCTTGAACGAAGAATAATCTCTGAACAAGGATTAGTTCCAAAATCATAACCTTCAGTTTCTCTTCTACCATTTTTCTTTGATATCATATTCGCAGATTCACGATTAAATATTCCTCTTTCACCAGATTTAGAATCATATAGTGATTTCCATTCTTCCATGAATATACCCATATCTGGTTTCTCTGTATAAATCGCAGAATTATTTGCGAGTGCTCTTTGTGGTTCTGTTTCCCACCATCTTCCTGTTTTCGCACTTCTCATTCTATCATCAGATAAATTAGATAAAGATATCAACGCACTTCTACGAACACCACCGACAACTACAATCTCTGCGATTTTACATACGATATCGTGACACTCAATCGAAGTAAGTTTTCTACCTTCGGCAGCAGAAAATATTTTTACACAAAATTTAAATAAATCATCAAGTGGGTCTGGGCCAGATGCACGACCACCAAAAGTTTTTAGTGGTGCGCCCGCAGGTCTAATTTTTGATAAATCCCATTTAGGTACTTGACCATGATATAACATCGCAATCAATTCTTTGAATGCTTTCGCCCAACCTAATTTTGAATCTGCGACTACAATAGTAGTATCAGTTTCATGAAACTCATCTGCAACTGTTGGTAATTCTCTAATCGCTTGTCTATCTACTGAAAAACCAACTCCTGTTCCATTCATTAAAATATATAAGATTTCATCAAACGCCTGTGGTCTATCAACCGCAACATAAGAACAATTATATCCTGCGATATTCTCTTTCTTCAAAGCTTCTCCTGCGGTCATTAGACATCTCATCGATGGCATTACTTTTAAATCTAAAACTGCATTTTCTAATTCTTCCCTCATTTTTTTTGATATTGAATAGTTATGCATTTCTTGTAAGTGTGTTTCAAAAAAATCAAAATATCTTTTGACTGTTTCACTCCATGTTTCTCTTCTACTTTCATTAGGTAACCATCTTGAGTACCTTGATAAGTGAATAAATTGTTGATATTGTGTGGGAAGGTTCTTTTCCATTTGTATTACTCCTTAAATTTTCTTCCAGTCTATAAGTCGAGTCTTCGCATGAAGATTCGAAAAGGTATTATTACTTATAATTTTATGAATTTCATCTACTGACATTCCATTGACAATCATATCATTGATATCTTTTTCTTTAATTGAGTCAGGCCAAATGACAATTTGTTCTCCTTTGTCTATTGTATCTGACATTTTTTTTATAATTTCTAGGTTTCTTGGTTCATTGTCAAAAATGATAGTACTATCTTTTATGTCTAGTATCATATCTGAACCTGCCATCGCAAGACAATTATCTATGAATAAACTATCTAATGGGCCCTCTACTATATAAACTTTTTCTTTTAGATTAACTCTGTCCAGACCAAAGACCTTTGGTCTGTCTTCTAACATAATCGTAATATATTTAGGTTTTTCTGAACCGAACGAACGACCTTGTAAACCAAACATTTTTTTGTTCTCATCAAAGAAAGGAATTACTAATCGAGGATGGTCACCAGTTGTAGTTGGAAACTTATTTGGAATCAATGTATTAACATATTCAAAAAATCCATCTGTAAAATATAAGTCATTGTAAAATTGAGTAGGTAACATTCTTTTTCGTAACAGTTGTGTTGCAGGATGTTCTTCACCTAATTCAACAAAATTTTTAAGAGATTTTAGTGGTTCAGTATTCGTTTTAAAAACTGGTTTCTTAAATTCAAACTTTGGTTTTTCATTATTATTAGGTGTGTTCGCTTTATATCTTTCCATGATATATTCTTTATGTAGATTTGGGTCAACATGCTTAATAAGATTTCCTAAAGTCATACCAACACCACAGTTGTGACATTTGAAAAATAAATCGTTCTTCTTTTGAAAAACATATCCTCTTGCCTTTACTTTACTTTTCTGACTATCACCACAACAAGGACAACGAAAATTCCACACCTTGTTTCCTTTCTCTTTAAATAGTCCTAACTGTGAACCTAATAGTCTTATGTATTGCGTATCAATGTTATGTGTCATAATATATTGTCTATAATAGTATCATATATTATTAATTTGTCAATAGGTTATATTAAGTCTTTAATAAAGGCCTTTGAGAGTTGAATAGTTTTTATTAAGTAAAATCTTTTGAGTATAAGTAAATTCACAAAACAAATAATTAAAATCTTTTTCATAATTACATAAATTTATCTATCATAAAACCTGCGACTATTGAACCACCAATGATAACCCATCTCCATTTCTCTAATACACCAACTCTATTGGTTAAGTCTTGTCGTAATTCGTTTATGTGAGAAGCGTTTTTTGCAATGATTGTTCGTTCTGTTTCTAACATTTTATCAGTTAGTTCTCTGTTATTTTTAGTAATACGACTGTGTAGGTCTTTGATATCTTCTAATAATTCTTTTCTTCTTCTATCGATATTCTGTTCATTATCGTAAATAGCGTCTTCTTGTCTGGATATTTTTTCTTCGTGGACTGCCAACATGGCGTGAATACTATTGGAAACATCTGTAATCTTATCAATTGCCTTATCTAGTCGAATATGTATTTGTTTCATATCCGATACTTCTCTCTTTAGAAGTTCAACTTCAGTCTGTAAATTCAAAAATGGTGTTGTCATGTTGGCTGAGTCCTCTTTCTCCATATGTATATTTATGGATTAGTTTTCTTTAGTGATGACTGTCCATAAACCATAAATTAACGCACCATAAGCGCATAATTTGGCAAGTGGAGTCATGAATAAAACAACTAGACCGAACACTATTAAAGTTGTTCCATCCCAAGTTGTTCTTTCACTAAATCTGTCTTTTAACCATTTAAACATTTTTTTCTCCTTTTTTGACTTTAAACAACCTATTTTCTGGTTGCAGGTCAGATATTTGTTTTTCCAATTCATCTATCCTTCTTGCGATATTAGGATATTTTTTCTTCCATTGTTCTTCTACTTCGAGAATCTTTAAATCATATCTTTTTGCTGCCCAGTCATACAACTGTGACATCTTTGCGTAAAACCAGATTCCTATCGCAGTAGTTTCAAACCACTTGGCGGTCGCACTACCCAATATTCCCCCGATAATACTCTTAACTATAAAAAACCACATAATTTTCTCCTAAAGTGAATCCTTATAAACTTTTTTAAGTTTATCAGCATACAGACCAATTGAATGGTCAAACAATCCATCAAAGAATTGTTTCTTTTTCATCGCTGCCCATCTTCCTCTTAGTTTATCTTTGAATCTTTGCCAGTATGACATCTTTCTTATATTACCATAATGATTGATATAAACAAGACTACCATGATGAGCGTATCCCATTATCCATAATGGAAAACCAGGTACTAAATCATTATTATTTACAAATCTATGATGTTCTACTTTTAATCCTCTCACAAACCAACTACCACCAACTCTTGGTGAACCATAAGTGTAAAGTGTTGGATTTAAATGTTCTAAACGAGAAGCGCAAACAGTTGCCATTGCACCACCTAATGAGTGACCAGTAATATAGATTTTTTTATTTGTTTGTTTTGGAATACATTGTAACACAGTTGGAAATAGTTTATCAACTTCTCCTTGAAATCCACTATGAACCCAACCTTCACCACCAAGTTTTGCTTTTCTTTTTCCAAACTTTACATCTGCGTATAAATCATTTATTTCTTTAGGTTCTGTACCTCTAAATGAAATTATAATATTCTTGTTGTTCGCAGCGATATGTCCTTGCGCTCCAGCTATATTTAAATAAAAATGCGTTTTATATCCAATATTCGCATACTGTTCTTTTGCAAATACTTCTCCTCTATATGCGAGTGCAGATGCATCTGCGAAAAAATAATTGTTCTGTAATTGATTTTTTTCAAAGTCTATTTTGTAACAATCTTCGAAGTAGTTTCTACTCATTTATTTGGTTCTCCTTTGTGTTCTTTGTACCTTCTGCGACTACCTCATAGTATATAATAATTTCTTTTTGTTGTTTAATATATCTTTTTACATCTTGAACATTAATTGCAAGGTTTTCATAATCTTTTACTGACATCGCAACATATACAAAATCTTTATTTTTAGACATGAATCTTTCTTTAAATTCTTCATAATTGTTTTCTGTTACAACATATAAATTTATACCAGCCATATTTACTGGTTTAGGCCATGGCTGGATTGGAATGTTTCTATCAACTCTAACTGTTTTGATATTAACATCTTTTTCTCCAACTCCAAATATTGAGGAACAACCTGTCACTCCAAATAAAACTGATAACAATAATAATATTTTCATTTAGTTCACCTCTGGTCTTTTTGTAATATCTTCTAAATCTTTAAATTCTTTTTGTGTACCTTTATTAAAAATCTTTTCCATTAGACCTGGTTTTCTTATCGCCTTTCGTGTTAGGTCATGTCTTTGTAATTTTTTATAAAGTTCATCTTTATCTTTTTCTGCGTCATCTAACTTTATTCTTAACTTAGAATTTAGTTCTGCAAATTTCTTTGCGTCTGATTGTAAAACATCTATTGTTTGAGATTGAGTTTGAACTGCAGTTTCAAGTTTCGCATTGTTTTCTTGGAGAACTTTAAGTCTGTTCTGTGTGTCTTTATAATACAAAACAAAACCACCTACGAGTCCCGCAATCAATACCCCAAAAATAAGGGTTAATTTTAAACTACCAAACATAATTTATTTCTCCTTTTATCCTTGTTTAATATACCATAGTATTAAAAGTATACATATAATTAAAGAATAACCTGCTAATACAATATCAGTGTTCATATATGTATTTATTTGACTTTTAGAATAGGGTCAGATGATTTAAAGTCTTTTTTCCTCATAATTGTTTTTGCAACCATATCTAATTCATTATTTTTCTTGTCTACCACTAGTACAAATGGTAAATTTATATCATTTTCCAAATCTTTTAACACGGCTTCTGATTCTGGTTTCAAGTTTTTAATCTTTGTACCATATTCTTGTCGTGTTCTTTTAAACAAATCTATGAGTTCATTAGTAGTAATTTGTTCTTTATTTCTTGCGTCATTCAATCTTTGTAAAAAATGTTTAGTAAATTCTACATCAATATCAAGTGAACGAAATATTTTATCTGCGTATTTCTCTACTTGGTCTAGTTGAGATTTAGTTATAAGTTTTCTTTTTGAACCAGTTACCATAGGTTTAAAAGTATCTAATCCATGACTAACTGAACCATATGGTTCTATTGTTCCTGCAGTTAAGTCAACTGTTGGTCTATAAGAATCAATTGGTGTATATGGGAATGTATATTCCTTAAAGGTTTTCATCTATTTAAATATAACATTAAGAAATTTCATGACTTGTGCTCTATTACCTGTGTTTAATATTTGTTCCATTTTCTTTTTAGTTTCTGGTTTAACTTTATCAAGTGCTGCGGTAATCGCTGATGCGGTAAACAAATCTATTTTTAATTTACCATCTTTTAACTTAATGTCTTTATTTCCTTTAGTTTTAACAATGTTTTTGATTATATCAACATTCGCCTCTTTTATCATTGAAGTTTCCTCTTTCTTATTCTTTTTTCCTTTCGCTTCATATCCACGAGCGAATGCTGCTCTTCTCTGTGCATCAGATGCGAATCCTTCATCCTTTGCCATTTTAGTGAGAGTCGCATAGTATACAGATTCACCTTCATCTCCGTATCTATCCATGAAATCTTTTTTTGGAACTTTCTTTTCGAGGTCTTTTAATTTTTTCTTTTCATCTGGTGTTAAAGTTCTTTCTTGAACACTAAGTTTTTTCTGTTCTCTTTTTTGTCTCGAACTTAAAATCTTTTCAATAAACTTTCTGGCTTCTTTAGTTCTACCATCCATTTGAATGAATTGTTTATCTTTTTTCTTTTTCTTTTTTGGGTCAATACCAGGTTCATGAGTTGGTGGAAGTGCGACATTTGCGCCTGTACCAACAGAGTTAGTAGGTGCATCCTCATTCTTTATACCTAATCTTTTATCCTCATAATATCTTTTCATGATTTGATTAAATGAATCTTTATGCATCTTTGATATCCTCTAAACTTATATATATGGTTTCTTTTGTGCTATCATGAATAACTGGGAAAATTTCTAGTCCTAAAACTGTATCAATGGGTGCGGTATCTTGAGTAACAAAAACTTTATCACCTTTTCTTGCGACTAAATCCATTTCTTCAGATTCTTTTCCAGATATATCGTTAATTAAAACATACTCACCTTTTGGTAAAAGTTCACCAAAACCAACTACTTGTTCATCGATTGTATTTTCAATCTCATAGTTTTCATGTAAATATTTAAGGAATTCTTTTTCTAACATTTTAGGGTCTTGTAAATTTTCTTTTAAAGTATCTTTTAATAAAAATAATGCTGCTGCGTATGTTCCTAACTTAGTTCTAAGGCCTGGAACTTTTGCAAATATTTTTTTAATATTGAAAACTAATTTATGTAAAATAGTATATGAATTTTTTAGTTCAGATGTAGTTAATTCAACTTCTGGTTTTGAAGAAAGTTTCTTTTTAATTCTATTACCATTCTTATCAATAATACCAAACTTATATGCGTCTGTTTTTTCAAAAGGTGTGGTAAGAAGTCTAAGAAATCTATAAGTTACAAATAAATCTATCGCAGAACCCATTTTTATTTTCCTTTAATTAATATGTTTGGTTTAAATCCTTTTACAACAACATATTCAACACTTTCGGGGTCTCTTTTATTCGCTTGATTCATTCTCTTAACAAATAAATCTAAAATTTCTTTTGGTGCGCTTCCATTTTCTGTAATCATTTCATCAGCGGGTAGTCTGTTGAAGTATGGTTTTCTTGGTGCTGTGTCCTTAAATCTACCATAAATTGAATGGTCATATTTGAATGGGTCTTTTGTTTCTTGTATAAGTTGTTTTGTTTCTTCTAAAAGTTCTTCAAATATTTTTTCATCTTCTTCTGTGCGTGTTTTACCTTTTAATTTTTTGATTACATCTTTTAATTTTTTAAAGGATTTATCTATCGCACTTTCGTTTGCAGATATTGGTATATATACATATGCTTGTATTGTTTTTATAAGTTCCGCCTCAGCCTTTTTAACTTCTGGTTTATATCTTATATTCGCTTGAATAATTTCATCAAGTGACTTGAGTTCAACTTCTTCCCACATACGAAGAGGATATCCAAAAAGTTTGTCTGCTTTTTTAGCACCGACAGGTCTTTTTAATTTAACAATCTTTAAGACAGATTTTTTTGTATGTCTCGCAGTATCGTTATAAACTTGTTTTATATTTTTTTCATCAGAAGCGCTACCGACAACTTCATTGTTTTTAGAAGTATCGATAACAACATGAGTAGTCTTTAATGATTCATCAAGTTCAACTTCTTCAAATACTACTGGTGCGAGAATAGAAAACTGTCCTTTAGGGTCAAGTGTCATCATATAAGGTTTCCCTTTTATCATACTTTTAAAATCTTTGTTTACTTTTTGATAGTTCTGTTTAGATATTTTTATCTTTCCACCTTCATATTTGTAATTTTGAGTTTTACCAAGTATTTTGTAATTTTCATCAAGTTCAGTTTCTTCAACCTTTACATCTAGGTAATCTGCCATTCCATCAAGTGATGAAACTGCGGTTGCGACTTTATTAGTCCACCATGTTGGTAAGTTATCGTTATCACCTAATTTATCTAATTCGGTTTTCATAGTTTCTAGTGCCTTCATTGCGACACCAACTTTGTTTTTCATTGAGATAACATCACTATGACCATCTTCTTTTAGTTTCATTATTTCATTTATCATTTCTTCATGAGTTAATTCTTCGTGTTTACCACCAAGTTTTTTATATTCTTTATTAACAAAGTCAATAAATTTTTGAGTCTTTTGAGGATTATTTCTAAAATCTGTACCGCCAATTTCTTTAAATTTATCGAATGCAGTTAATACGGCTTTGTTAAAAAGTGGGTCACTTACTCTTTTACTACCTGTCCCTTTTCTTGTAAATTCTCTAATTGATTGAAACTTTTTCATTTATATTTCCTTGAGTTGTTGTAAAATTTCTTTATCTTCTACGATATTGTTTAACTCATCTGGTCTTATTATATTTAAAAACAACATGAATGATTTCAAAGCACTCCAATATTCCTTATCTATCTTAAACAATAATAAAGTTGCTGCGGCCTCTGTTCCAAAGACATTCACAAGAAGAATCACATGATTTAATAACAGAGTCTTTTTCAAAACACCTGTATCATAATATCTTCGAAGAAGTCTTTTGATGTATTTAAATTTCTTTAAATCATCATAAAACTCTTTTTCTCCTTCACACTCTGGATTATCATAATTTTTAATTGCGTACATAATCCAGTTATCATTTGTTATCTTCTCATACATAATAAATCACAACTTATATTAAAGTTACAATTATTTATTCGCCAACTCTTGCGGTTAATAATGTTGAACCACTACCAGACGCTTTATCATATGTAAAGTGAACCTGTAATGGATTTTCTCTCATACCTACTTGACCTGTTGGGTCATTGGTAATTTCATCTGGTGCTTCTTCACCAGTTTTACCAAATTTTCCACCAAAAACAATTAATGGTGTTGAAACCTCACCACTATCTTCATCTAATGATGGCATTTGAAAATCAAGTCCTACACGAGATAATTTTTCTCTTAATTTCATAATTGCATTTCTTGGATTTAAATATTCACCATTTAGTGAACCAACAAATGCATTTAATGCCTCTACGACATTATCATCACTTAGATTTGCGAAGTTAAGATTATCACCGACAACTTGTCCACCATATCCTGCGTCTACCGCCATACTTTCGTTGATATAACTTTTAAACCTTTTCATTTTTCTTTTTTTTACCTCTTGAAGTTTTTATTCCATCATTTGAATCTTGTTCAGTTTTTAAATCTGTAGATTCTTCATTTATAACTTCACTCAAAACTTCTTTTTTATTTTTCTTAGGTGTAGGTGGTTCGACATATGGTCTACCACCTGCACCGTATTTTACTCCATCATCTCTACTCATGATACTATTCCTTATGCGATAGTACAACCAGTATTTGCGAGAATGTGCCAGTTACTATCTGTGAATATTAACACGATAGAATCACCTGCGTCATTCAATGTGATGGTTGAACCATTTTTAAAATTAGATGGGGTAATAACTGCGTCACCACCATCTGCTTTCATTATAATAATTTTTAATTGTCCATTTGAACCATCTGCGAGAGAACCTGCGTGAGTTCCACCTGCAGTATTTGTATCTATTAATGTAATAGATGTTGTTATGTTAACTGCGTCTGTTCTATTTGAAATTGTTTGTGCAGTTCCATCTAATCCAATCCAAGTTGGAATGTGATTAAATACATTGGATACACTAATTTTTTTGTTAACAGGTGTTCCAGATGGGTCATCGATGATGTGAAATAAATCAACGGCAGCGATACCTGTTCCTAAATCTGTTAATGCTGTAATTTTCTTATCAGCCATTTTTTTCTCCTATAAACCCCTAAGAATTTTTTCTTTTCTTCTTATCGGGAATGCTACTAACGACACTTTGTTCGTTATCACTTTCTTTAATATCTATCATTCCGAGAAATGCGTCACATTGTTGTATGGCACCACTTAGTGCTGCCAATCTCTGTATCGCTTGTTCTCTTTGTCGTTCCAGACCTTGAATAAGGGTTTGAGTTGCCTCTGTGTCTTTTTCAAGGTCTTGTTTACGACTTGTTATTTGTTCTCTATTAATCATATAAAATTCACCTCAAAATATTTAATTAACTGTCTGGTGTTGTGATATCCTCACCATCACCAGAAATGCTTGATGCTGCGACTAGAGTTTCGTAGAATACTCTACCTGCTCTACCACCAGTTCCAACAGTTTTCTTTACCCAACCAACGTGCGTAACTTCTGAAGATGTTGCGCCTGCAGAATCACCCATACCAGTTGTTGCTGTTGCGTTTGCAGTAACACCGATAAGTGTATGTGCTGTTCCACCTGCTGCGACTGCTGTTAAATCTCTTTTTGTACCTGCAGTTGCGTTTGCAAATGAAGTAGCGACAGAAATTTTGTTTGAAGTTGCAGATTTTATGAGGAACAATGTTTCTCCAGCGGTAAATCCTGCTGGTGCTGTTCCACCAGAACCATCATCATAAGTGACTTGGTCACCCGTTTCTATCGCGCCGTAGAATCCAGCTGATACAACGATTTCATCATCTGCAACAATGAATACTGAAGAGTCAGTTAAATCTAATGTTTCAGTACCAGGTGCTGCGACTGTAATTGAAGGAACAGATTGATAATCTGAACCAACATTTGTTACTGTATATCCTGTGACTTTACCAGCCGCTGATACAGTAGCGGTCGCTGTTGCTTGAATCCCCTCTAAAGTTTGTGCGTTGTTACCAGTACCCGTTAGGCTGATTGCGGTACCTGCCTGTGCATTTGATAAACTTGAAGCAAGTTTAATTAAATCCTCTGTGTGTCTGATTGCGAAATAACTTGTGTTATCTACTAAACCAGCGAGTGCAGTTCCACCACCATCTTGATATTTAAATTCTGTACCAGTTCTGATGTTATGACCAGAAATTTCAATAGTGTTATTTGCAGTCGAAACTTTTGCAGTTGCGATTGTTCTAACAGTTGGTACTGGAATTGTAACTGAAGGTGCAGACTGATATGTTGTACCAGCGTTTGTTCCTAATGCCAGTGATGTAATATTATCAAAACCAGCTTCCGCCTCTGTAGCAGTTACACCAAAGATGTTTGTATCATCTGTGTGTGGAAATGCTGAATCAAAATCGTGAGGTGGTCTAGTTACTGTACAAGATGACCCACTATTTGTAGATGGTGAAAAATTACCAGTTGCGGTAAATGCTTTTGTTGATGCACCAGAGAATGTCTGTGCATTATTACCAGTTCCAGTAATATCAATTTCTGAGCCACCAGCAGTTGCAGATAATGTAAATGCGTTTGCACTTGAAACAGTTTTTATGAAAAATACTGTTGAATCTGTTAGACCAGCGATTGCAGTTCCACCATTCGCCTCATATAAGACTTCTTGGTTTGCTACAAAGCCGTGGTCAGTAATTGTAACTTGTTCATTGGATGTATTGACAGCGGATGTTGCAACAGTTCTAGTAGGTGCGATATTTTTTACTCTTACCTTATCACCATTGTCATCGATTACAATATCCCCAATTTTAAGTTCTGATGTATCTGCACTTGAGTTACCTTGTACAACTGCACTTCCATTTGTGAAAGTATATGTACCAGATAATGCAGAACCATCATTCATATTCCATGAGCTCATGTGTGTTCTCCTTTAAATAAAATTTATATAACTATTTATAGTTATTTAAATCCTAATTTCTTTAATTCACCGATGGTATTTGGTATACTTTTATGTAAAATACCTATTCCACCTGCGTTTTTCCATTCATTTATATTCTTATCATAATCATCTATGAGTATATTCGGTGTTCCATCCGAAACAGCGAATCTCTTCTTATCTTTTCTTAAAACAATAAGAATGTTTTTTCTAGGTAATCTACCAAGATTTTTTGTTACCCATAGTAATTTATCTCTTTTAGAGTTTATATCTCTTTTAGAATACGCACTTAAAATATTAGGATTATATGGTTTAATAAAATTCCATAATCTGATACCATTTGGCATAAATTCTAAATTCTTCCAGAAGTCTTTTTTACCAGAGATTATCTTCCATCTTTCTTCTTTATCCACTTCTGTCCAATCTTTTACATTTGGGTATAGTGGTAATATTAATTCATTAGCGCCTTTCATAAGATTAACTAGGACACCATCTAAATCACAGTATATTAATGGTAAATCTAAAAACTTACCTTCTGATAGACCTCTTGTTACATTACCAAATTCTATCATAGTTAATCCTCTATCTTAGGATTAATTACAACTTTATCCACAGGTTTACCAGTTAGAGTTTTATGTTTACCTTCTTTTTTAAATCCTGGTTCGCCTGGTTCTGGTTTTTCACCAGGTGCTTTATATTGTGCGTCTACATAATCAAAGAATTCTTTTTTCTTTTTTTCATCTTTGAACTCTGCAGGTGATTTAACACCAAATTTTTTCATTGCCGCTTGGAATACTTTTTTATATTCATCATCTTGTTCTTTGATTGCGTCTTTCCATACATTTATAACTGATGATTCCAATGTACCTGGTTTTGTATCTAAGTACTTTTTACCCATTTTTTTCTTCTCCCATTCTTAATTTATGTTGTCTATAATTTTGTACAAAATCCATCGCTTTGTCTTTACCCAGTTTTGTAACTAAATTCTTTAACATGAATTCACCTTTAGGGCCTTTATTTTTCATAAAATGATATGCCCCCTGTGATACTTTTAACTGTGTAGATTTATTTTTTATCTTACTTACGAATGGAAACTTCTTAACAACTGTAGTAATCATTTGATTATCTGTTGCCTCTGATTGAGTTTTATTTCTTTCTTCCCAACCATCTGAAACTTCATCAGTAGTAATTGGGCCACCTTTTGCCCATGTTGTACAACTTCTTGCAGAATGACATTTGAAGTGGTGCATCCAGCAATATCCTAACTTTCCACTATCATCTGAAACTTCGCCAGGCATACATTCTTCCATACTTGGTGATATATCAAATGCGACACAATTACCACATAAAGATTTCTTTGCTGCTTCAACAGTAGTGTCCCACTTGTCTGCCATTTTTTCCCAATAATCACCTGGTTCATCTATATTCAATGGGCCATACATAAAGTTCTTTGTAGTTGCATCTCTGTTCTTTGTATTCACTGAAACATCAGTGGTTGCGAGTGGACAACTTTTAACTTCTTTTAATTCTTTTTCTTTCTTGTAATCAACTACATCTTGACCAGGTGTGACTTCCATTGCGTGTAATGCGTAATCTTTTCCTATCTCGTATGATTCGAATTGAAATATTTTACCTCTTTTTACAAGTGCTAAAAGGTTTTTATAATTTCCACTAATCGCTCTTTGATAGTCGAGTTTTTGAAAAGATGTTCTATGTTTATCATAAAGTGCGATTGCTGCCTTCGCAATCTTATCTGGAACTCTTGTTGTTTTCTTATCCCCAAATTCAACTTTATACTTATCGCCTAATTCTATTTGTTTTTTAAGTTGAATCATAATATTTTTATTTGCGTTCGCGACATCTTTCTCTGTTGCGACATCATCAATATCTGCAGGGTCTACCTCTTCTTTATCTTTTGGTGATAATTTTAAGTATTTAAATAAGTCCATCTTTTTCGCTTCATCAAGAACCTCAAAACTTTCTTTTGTTTCATTTACTTCTGATTTTGTAAATGGCCCTCTTCTTAACATTCTAAAAGGTATTCTTACCATGTCTTTTTTGTTTGGTTGTTTTGGTGAAAGAGCCTTTAATAAAACTTCTTTCTTTGCGTTATCAACATTAATTACTTCGAACTCTACTTTTGGATATTTCTTTCCATTTAAAGTTATATTATTACCTGTAACAAATTTATGAACCTTACCACCTGCGACCGCTTGTGCTTCACGAAGTTTTACAATTTCTCCTTCTGGGTCATTATCCTGTGGAAACTCAAAGTTATCACCAGGTTTTGCTTTTGTTAAATCTCTAATACTCGCACTAGGTACATACATAAAGTTTTTAGAATCTCTTTTTGCTTTATTTTTTTCTGCGTCTGTAATATTATTTACTTTAACTACTGTCCAACCATTTTTAAATTTTGGATGTTTCTTAAATAAAACATCTACCATTTTAGATTCATCAAGTTCATCTTCTTCTTTAACTGCCTTTTCTAATTCTTTCGCTTGACCTGCGTGTGCTTTACTTGCCTTTTTCAACATTTGAACTACTTTTTGTACTGTAGGTTCATCTTCTTTATCTAATTCTTCTCTTCTCTGTGGAAACTTATCGACAACTGAAACACGAAGTTTTTTTAGTTCACTTTCTATTCTATCAATCTCTACTTTGTGAGGACTGTCTGCGTTATTATCAACATAGTCTTGAATGTCTTTAGTACTAATAAACTTCATTCTATCTTTTTTCATCATCTTTTGAATGTCTTTCGCAACTTCTTTATAATTCGTTGTTACTTCATTGATTTGAAGTGGAGAGTTCTTAATGATATTATTAACATATGTAATGTCATAATTTGTGACTTCTACGATTTCTCTTACAGTTAAACCGCATTCTGCGTATTCAAGAATATCATTTATTTCTTTCTCTCTTACCTTTTTTAGTTCGTTATTTACATTAATATTCATTAATATCTCCTATCGTATTATTTATCTTTCCAAATCTCTAATACAAGTGTTTCACTACCCTTGATTAAACGATGATATACACCTTCTTTAATTAGAAAAGGAATATCCTTTTCAATTGGTTTTGGAAGTTCATTATCCATCTGAATCATCCAATCTGTTTCTTCTGATGATACTACTATCCTGTCTTCTTTGTCGTAGTGCCATACGAGTTCTTCTTCCTGTGTAGTTGATTCAAAAACTCTAACCACATGAAAACCATCTCCACTCTCCTTATAAGGTTTATTCATTACCAAAAAAATCTTCCACCACCAGATAGTCCTAAACTATCTGCGTAATATGGTAGTCTACATGACCAGTATCTTGCGGTAGTTTTATCATTCGCAGTATCACAATTATGTCTCGCTGCGAAGTTTTTTCTCGCTTCTACATCATCTAACTTAACTTTTAATCCTGTGGTATCTCCAAATGTAACTTTTTTAACTTTATCCCCATCCTTTACATAAACATAAAATTTCTTTGGGCCACCTCTTTTTGGTACATTTAATTCAACATGCTCATCTTCAAAAAGTGGTACATCTAAAGGTACTTCTTTTCCTTCGTATAGTTCAAACTCTCCAATATCTGTTTTTAGTAAATCTTCATCAAATACACTAATATCTTTTAGTTCTTTATTATTATACCTAACTTTTAACTGTTTGTAAAATTCATAATAACTTTCTGAGTGCATTCTAAAGATTGATTCTGATAATGGAACATGACACTCTAAATGATAGTCAATCGCTTCCTCTATAATGTTTTGTGGATTTGGTTCGATTGTTTCACCAAGTGTTTCTTTCATACCTTTATATTTTTTCCAAAGGTCTGCATCTCCAGTAGTTCTAGTCTTACCACCAACAATAAAACTATTTACTCTTGCGTATCCCCATTGTTGTGGAGTAGTGCCTGGTCTATGTCCTGTTCTCCATGCGGCCATTCCTCTGTCATAAACTTTTTTAAGTATACTGTATGGAATACCAGATTTATCAGATTTTTTTACAAGTCCTTCTAATTTTTCTACAAGTTTAAATGATTCGTATTTCGCAGATTTTCTTTTTGTTCCATCTGCTCTTGGTATTAATCCTTTCGCCTTAAGATGTGCGATATCTGTAAAACCAGCCTTTCCATCTTTATATCTTTTCATTGCGTCTTGAGTATCTGGTGCGTTTTCTTTTTGCATTTCCTTAGTCTTTTCTTTCATCTTATCGATATACTTACGATAGATTGACGCTTCTTCTTTCTTACCTGCGACTTTCGCTCTTTGTTCCATCGCGACTGCCGCCTGTATTTTATGTGCGTGTGTTTTACCAGAGTTCTCTATTTTTTTAATAGACGCCTTTGCGGTTTCAACATCTTTAAAACCAAGTCCTTTAATAGTTCCTACTGGGTTTTCATCTGTATATAAGTCTGAATGACTTGGACTGTTTTGATGTTGTCCTTTTTTTCTTGGTATTCTTGGATTATCTTTTTCACCAAACATTTGTTTAAACTTTTTAGTATACTTTGATGGTTTGGTATCTGCACTTTTATCGCCAGGTGCTGGTTTATATGCGCTTGGGTCATCATCATCTTTCTTCGCACCTTTTTCGAAATGTCTTGCTCTCGCCTGTTTGGTTGACTTCGCCATTTCATCACCATCTGCGTCTTTTCCATAATATTTCGCAGGTTGTGTACCTGGTCTTTTTTTAATGTCTGGGTCTTGTTTAACTTTTTGTTCTTGTAAATCTCTTAACCAAACTTTTTGATAATCACCAGATTCAGTTACAATAGTAACATAATTAGTTCCTCTTCTAACTATTTCACCATTATCTGTCATATCTCCAACATTACAAATAAGTCCAGTTAAATATGCGTCTCTAAATAGTTCGTAATCATTCATTTCACCTAAATCTTTTTCATCACGAATATTCATATACTTTCGTACATCTTTGAATAATTTTTCTGTGTCTTTAAATCCTATTGGTAATCCTTTTTTAAATGATTGAATATCACCCTCTGCTGCTGCCGCTCTCATTTTTGAAGCAGACATTCCAGTTACACCTTCTGCGTCTGGGTCTCTTTCTCCCGCAGATACTACATCGATTTTATCAAACTTATAGAAACCATGTCTTTTTCCTTCGACACCATTATATGTTTGTAATAATTTTTTAAACTCAGCGATTCTATCTGAACCTGCGACCATGATAAGATTCTTATAACCTTTCTCATAAAGTTTAACTGCGATGTTTATTGCGGTTACCGCACTCTTATCAGCGATAATCTTTCTGGCGTGTTTTGGAAACATCTTTCTCATGTATGCGATTTTTAAAGAATGTGGTAGTGGGTCTTTACTTGGTTTTTGTGTGAACGATGGGTAAATAAAATAATCACTTGTTCCAGCGACACTCGCAACCTTATTAATAAGTTTCTCGTGACCAGTTGTTGGTGGGTTGAAACGACCAAACGCAAATACAACTGTATCTTTTTGTTCTTTTAATATAACTGAAAAACTTTTCATACTCATAATTAATCCTTTTTAGTCTGTCTTAACTTTCTGACTCTCTCCACTTCTTTTTTTCTTAATTGTCGTTCAATCTTTTTTGCAATCTTTGGTATCGCAGAACCTTTCTTACTTAATATCTGTTGGTCTATTCTCATCTTTTGTGCGATAGGTAAACTCTTATAATCTACATTACCCATAAATTTCTTTATCAAAAAGAGTTTTGCTGCTTTCATCGCTCTCTTTTTAAGTTTATCACCAGTCGCGACTCTACGAAGAGATAACTGTCTTTTTCTCTTAAATGACGCTGACTTTGCGAGTCTTTTCATTCTTCTCGCGAGAGCCCTTCTCTGAGTAATATTCATTACTTTTCTTTCATCAAGACCATCTTCTATTTTTTTAACAAGTTCTTTAAATGATTTCATTTCCTACATCCACTGTTTAACAGCCGTAAAGTTGTTATAACTAAATTCTAATCTATCAACTAATTTAACTGCGTTTCCTTCTACTCGGTCTATCGC